ACGCAATACAAATTGACCATTTTGACCTACACTTGTGCTATTCATTGAACCAGCATTAAATGAAGATTGCATTATATTTCCAAGTTTGCTTAATGGCAAAACCGCTTCGCTTTCGCTACCTTCTCCAATCATTGCTAATGTTGGACCAGTTGCAACTCCTCCATCTGCTAAACCTAATAACTTCAAAAGTCCACCACCTGATTTAGCACCACCCGCAGCACGACCAGTAGAATAACCTAATGCAGCCATAATAGATTCAAATATTATGGCTTGAACAACCATTTCTGCCATTTGTCGTAATAATCTACTAAACATATCTTTTAATGCTTCGCTTGCACTTACACCTTGCTGCATAGCATCATACATACCAAATAAAGCACTTGTAACTGTTTGTGAAATATTATTAGCAAAATCTTCTTGGCTCTTTTTTAATTGTTTTAATTGATCTTCTTCTAATTTATATGCTTCAATCCTTTTTTTAGAATCTATTTCTAATAAATTCCCTAATCCTGTTTTATTAGATTCTTGTGTTAAATCTTTAGCTTTATTTTCAAAGAAACTTTTTCTTTTATCTTCTTCTTTAATTGCATTTGGATCATATACATCTAAAATAGGTCTAAGGTCAAGTTTATTAAACTTTTCTCTTAAAGCCTTCATCTTGGCTAACTCTAAAGTAAGTGCTTTATTTTCTTCTCTTGCATAGTTTACAATAGGAGAAGACGCTCCTTTTTTTGTTTTAGTTTTTGTTTCAGAATCATCAAATAAAGTAGTTATATCTAAAGTTCTTGATAATGATGCTTTAGCATTTGCAATATCTTTTTGAGCTTCTTTTAATGGAGCTACATATTCTGCATCAATAGCAGAACGAAGCATTTTTGTTGTTGTACCAGCTTCTAATTGCTTAGTAGTTGCATAAGTCTCTTTCTTTTTATTATCTCTTTCTTCAACTAATTTTTTATATTTTGAGTTTGCAGCACTTAAAGCATCAATATAATTTTTTTCCTTACTTACTTCTAATTGTTGAACTGCTGCTCTATTGTTTAAGGATTGTAAATATTGAGCATTAAATGTTTTTAGGTCTTTTATTTCTAAATCCTTTATCTCTTTATTTTGACTATATAAATCTTTAAACTTCCTTAATGCATTTTCTCTTTGGGTTATATCTAATTTTTCATTAGTAATACGACCAACTAATTGTGTTCCTAATGTTTGGCTTGCTTGTGCAGAGCCAGCCATCTTGTAAATTTCATCATTAAGTTTCTTTAATTCTTCTCTTAAATCTTTTAATTTACCAGCTGGACCTTCAAATGCTTGTGTGATTTGTTTTTGGAATACTACTGCTAAAGAAGAAACCAAACCTAATGCAACACCAATACCAGCAGGACCAGAAAGTCCGTTTAGCATAGCATCTAATGCCTTTTTTGTTCCACCTTCAGTTTTAGCTAATTGTTGAAATGACTCCAACATTGGATTCAAGTTATTTGCAATGCCCATAATTCCGTATGGAGCATCTTGTGCAATTCTTGAAAAGTTTATAAGAGATTGAGTAGCATCATTAGTTGGATTTTGAACCCCACCCATTTTTGCATTCAATTGAGTTATGGCAGTATTAACAGTACCAATCTTTGCAGTCAATTGATTTATTTCTCCAACATCAGTTGATGTTTTTAATTTTGCTTGTAACTTCTTAAGTAAATTTTCGGCTTTTACTAATTCAGCACCTAAATCTTCAGTTTTAGCACCGATATTAATTTGTATATCTAAAAGTTCTGCTGCCATCTTTATTAATTTACTCCGTACAATTTAAGTGTTCTTGCCAGTTGTTCATCAGTTATCATCACTCTTTCCTCGTTAATATCTGCCTCATCCAAATCTGGAATACTCCAAAAAGCCTTCATACTTTTAGGAGTTTTTTCGCTTGTGGAACTTAGATATACAATATAGGCAAGGTTTCTAGTCCTTGCCCATTCGTTTAACTCGTTTCTTTCCTTACCTAAAACGATAATGGAAAAGTCCTTCCAAGTCATATCCCAAAATTCATTTGGTCTTATTCCGCACTCCGCAGCTTTAACTAAGATATCATCCCAGCTTAGCTTTGTTAGGCTTTTTTTTTTCTTCTTCCTTTTTTACCCCTGAAATGGTGTTGACTGTATTTTCAACGATATATTTTATATAGTCAATTATTTGACCTTCTTCGCTAAAAATAGAACCAACTTCATCTATCCATTCACAAGCATCATCTATTGTGTACTCAACTGCTTCTTTTTTACTTACACAAGCAGATTTGTAACCAATGTAAACAAGTTGAACTATTACATCTAAACTTGTTTGAGCCGTTGAAAGAACTTTAAAGTACTCATCAATACCGATATTATTTACTTTAGTAAATTCACGCATTGACCAAGTACCCCACTTTAGGTGGATTGTGTTGTTGTTAGTCTTTAATTCAAACATAGTTTTTTATTTATTATGATTGCTCTGTTTGTGCAATAGGAGGTACGCTTACTACGAAAGTTGCAGTAAATTTAACATCATCTTTATCAGCAGCGTTAACATTAAAGTTGCTAATAAAAACTAAACTTGTAGGAGTTCCGCCATAATAAACATCTCCAGCTGTTGGAACTGCTTTACCCATCTTAATTGCAAATAAAGTCTTTGCAGCGTGAGCATCATACAATTGTTGGTAGCTATCTTTAGATGGAGTACCTGTTTCATCAATCGCAAAACCTTCACACTCAAAAGATTGATTGAATGAAGGACTTGGAGTGTATTGGTCTCCACATTTAGAAGTTGCATCAATTGTTCCTAAAGTTGATGTCAAAGAGTTGGTAGTCAAACAAGCAACAGGCTTGTATGTTCCATCATTGTTAATGTCAGCTAAGAGGATATAATCTCTTGCGCCTACTTTTGTTTCTGCCATTTTATTTAATTTTAATTTTGAGTTATGGTTATGTTATATGTTATTAATACTCTAAAAACGTTATCTAAAGGGTTTAAGCCATCTAAGTTTCTTATACTTTCTACACTTAAACTTGATGCAGTAAACCCATTTGATAGGGTAATAACTGAATCAGAGTTTATGTCTTCTAAAATCAAATCGCTTATAGCTTCAGCACGTTTATAACCAAAGTTAGCATTTTTTGTAATAATATCAACTGTGATGCTAATACTATTTGTATAACCTGCTTTGCCTTGCTCTTGGCTTGATGTCCTTCCAGTCATTACAATATACTCATCACCAGCACCCTCTGGAGCATAACCATCGTAAACAACCAAACTACTCGCACTTGTCAAGTTAGTATAAAACCACTTTTTTATCTCAATATTAGGATTTAACATTTTCAATTGCTTTTTTTATGTTATTTATCATCTTTGGCTTTTCCGTTTCAAAAGATGGTATTAAAAATGGTTGTGGTCGCATCCCCTTTTTTAGTATGCTTATAGCTATTGCATAAGCTACTGATTTATCTTTTCCACCACCAATTCCTTTTCTTCTTACCCACAATGTTAAAGCCTCAACCATATCCTTAAACGTACCAGCCTTTTTCCCTTTAAAGCCACTTGCTAACTGCTCAAATCCAGCAGGTATGCTTACTTTACCACCTGTTCCAAATTCTACATAAGGCGCATAAGAAGCACTTGAACCAATTGTAAAAACAAATCCTTTATCAACCTTTTGTTCTTTTAGGTAAATGCTATTTCTTAATTGACCTAAATTAACAGGTGCTAAACGCTTTGCTCCACTTTGTATGTTTAAAGCTGATGCGTTTACTTCATCCTTTACATCTTGTTGCACTTTTTTATCAAAAGCTTGTAGTTTACCTAAAACTTCAGATATGTTTGTTATATCAAATGTAAATCCACCCATTATTTATAAATTATTAACTCCAAGAACCTATTTTGGTTCTCAACGTTCTTAATGGAATGTATTGTGTATCTATCGCCCTCAACCTCTACTTCGTAGGAATCTAATATAGTAACCCCAAAACGAATATAAAGCCTGTTTCTTTGGTCGAATTGTAATTCTGACTCTCCTATCTCACGAACTTGATTATCTGGTCTTAAATCGCCCCAAACTGTGCTTTGTAGGGCAAATGTGGTAGTGTACCCACCTTGACCATCACTTGTCCTTGTTGGAGCATATATTCCAACCTGACGAGTCATCGTGTTGGCATCAACGTAGTTTGCTTTCGCTTTTCCTAACTTCATATTATAAAATTGGGCTTATTCTTGTCCATCTTTGACACGCTTTCCAAGACTTCTCACAAATACCTGAATCGCCATCTAATCCTCTATTCTCGTAATCATAGCTTATTTGGTCTAATATAGCTAATTTAAGGTCTTTTGGGATAGTTGTATAACCAGCCTCATAAGTAGCCTTTAAATTCGCATATCTTGGAGAAACTAATTTAGGGAACTCATTACCTATCAATTGTAGATTAGGAGTTGTAACCTCGATTCCGTTTTGCTCCATATCAAACAATTCAAACGTATCAATGTCAATTGGTCCGAATGGAATATCAAAATTGCCACTAATATTGTAAAAATATGTAGTAATGTCTTTTGGTATTAAACTCAATCCTGTCGCCACTTCAATAGCTTCTCTTGCTTGTGTAATCATCAATGTAATTAAGGTATCTTCAGCGGTTGTTGTAACACGGCAATATAATTTTGCTTCTGCTAAAGTAACTGGCTCTACTATTGGTGCGATAGGAACGGCACTAAAGTCATTAATATAATTAGAATAAGACATATCCTTTTTTTACAAAATTACTTAATTTATTCCAATAAAAAACCCCCACCGAATTGGCAGGGGTCATTTATTTACTAATCCTTAGAATTAACTTACGTTACCCATATCAGCATAGATAGCAGATGTAGTCAACATTAAGTTGATGTCTTCGTAACACTCGATACGAGCAGTTACTAAGTTCTTTTGGAAGTTTTCGCCATTCTCATAAGAGAACTCGATAGCTAAACCTTCAACTTCAACTCTCTCTAAGTAGCTGTTATCGAAGATTAATACTTTGTCATCAGTTACCCAAGAAGCAGATACAACAGGTACACCCCAGATTGTGATTCCGCCATTAGGAGAAACGATAACACTACCATTACCTGCATAGTAACCAGCAGCAACAGTTGCTTTCAATAAGCGACCCATTTGCGTTTGAGATACTAAAGCATAAGAAGGAACGAAGTTTGCAGTCTTTTGGTTACCGATGTAATCAATCAATTGTAATAAATCGTTAGTTTCAGCAGTTGTAGTTGAACCAGTTGCAGCACCAGATACAGTAGAGAAGAACGCAGCGTTCTCAGCCTTGAAGAAATCTCTTTGTAACATTCTTGGTAAAGTTTGAGTCATGAAAGGTAATGACTTCAACATTTGCTTAGAGAAAGTAGAGAAACCAGCTAAGTAGTCGTTTACAACTTTAACTTCAGTCAAAGAGTAGTTGTTCTCACCTTTATCAGCACCTTCAGTTTGAGCAGCGATGTTGTTAGTCAAACCAGCGTTCTCACGATAGTAAACATACAATCCGCTTTCGCTTCTTACTGTTGGGATTAAATCACGGAAGTTGATGCTTTGAGCAGGTTGGATAGCTGGATTTGGAGCATAAGATGCTTGAGCATCACCAGTTAAGTTACCACTTAAAGTCATAGTCTTAACATCAGATAAATCCAAACGGAATTTACCATTGTTCTTTAAAGACTTCTCCATTGCATCGAAATTGCCATCTAATTTTTCTAAGATAACTTCGTCGATGTGCTTTACTTCTTTCTTAGCAGCTTTCTTTTGAGCAGCTAATTGTCCGTCGATTTGTTTTTGTAACTCGTCTTTTACAACAGTTACTTGAGCAGATACCTCTTTAATTTGAGCTTCTGCATTAGCTTGGAAACCTTTAAGGTTCTCAGCCATTTCATTGATTAAATTTTCCATTTTTACTTTTTAAATAGATTGTTAAATTGTTTAATTGCCTTTAATACTTCCTCATTATTTTTTTCTTCTACCACTGGTGTCGGCTCAACTGATGGCTCGGGTTGAGTGATTGTTTCAGTAATTTCCAAAGCCAATAATTCAGCTTGTATTTGTTTTATTTGAATCTCCATTAAAGCAAAGGTGTCATCTGTGAATGTACCACCTCTAAATGCCTTAATTAAGTTTTCTAATCTCATTGATAAGTTTTCTTTAGTTTCTTTGAACTCACCCTTGAAACCCAATGTTGGAGTTTCAGGATTAGCACCCCAAAGAACCGCAGAACCTTCATATAGTTTTAACTCTGTGATTGTACGCACACCAGTCTTTTGGTTTACATCAGACTTTAACGTACTAAAACCGATTGAGTGTTGATTGATTAAACCAGCTTCATATAACTTGATAGCGTCTTCGCCACATTCAGTTTCTATTAAGTCGGTAACCGCAACAAGCATATCGCCTTCTATGTATAACTCTTTAGGCTTCCCTAAAGTGTGTGCCATATCAGCTTTGTGATCTACTAAAGACCAAATCATATTTTTGCCTTTTGGTCCACGTTCTTTGATAGTCTTGGTAAACGCTTCAGCAACGATAATATCATTGTCTAAATCTACGTTTCCAATCCTTGACCAACACGCTTTTACTGTTCTTGATTCTGGCTCTATATCCAAAATCATATCATTGTAGCTTTTGTTTTCAATCTTACTCATATAACAAAGTTATTAATTTTTTTTAATCTGCTAACAAATCTCTTATTAAATTAGAAATTTGCATTAAAGCCACGTTATTAATTAGATTCCAAACCAACCCCATATCTCCCATTGGTGGGTTATCTTGCAATCTTTTGGGCTTTCCATCTTCGCCTCTAACCGCTTCATAACCTAACGTACAACGGCAGTTGATAACATCGCCAGCACTTCCACTTGGGTCGCAAGGATGTAACATTTGCTCAAAACCGCCATTCTTAGTCTTAACATTAAATTTTTCATCGTATGCTACTTTTATTCCGTCCATATGATAATGGTCAAACTGATCTCTTGGTACACGCCTTGTTCTGTTATCCCTCGCTGCTATCCATTCCTTCATAGTTACAAGTCCTGTCGCAGCCGTGCCTACCATTGAGCCTATGTTCGCTGCTCTACCTGTTTCCGTTCTTGCTATCATCTCCGCTCTGTAATCTGTTATCCCAGCCGTTCTTAATAGCTTGATTGTTTCTTGCATCGTTAAACCTTCCTCAACTGACCTTATTAAGTATTGTTGAATTTGGTTTTTAGTTGTTTGAGTTATCTCTGCTGCTATATTATCTAAGCCTTTTAATTCAAGGTAGGTCAACATCACATAAGTAAACAAATCAGTCTGCTTACTCTTGAACTCCTCTGGTCCGAAATAACCTTTAACCGACTTCGATACGTTCTTTTCGGCAATTTGTGCCATCTTAACGCCCATTGCAATATGAACGTTTTGGATGGTCTTTTTTATCTTCTTATCGCTAATAGCGTTTAAATCTTGGGTATCGCAATAAGTATCTACCTGCCTTTGTAGTTCTTTCTTGAACTTTGGCGAATAGGTTTTTAATGCGTTTGCATACAACTTTTTGTAGTCGCTCCAAATCATTATTCAGGTATTGTTAATGGTTGGAACTCATCTGGACTTTGTAAACTTGAAGGGATATATAATTTCTCCATTTCAGCTTGGTCAACGTAATCAGGAATCTCTAATCCCATTATATCCATCTTTTGCTTAGGTGCAATCCACCAAGCCTTATCTAACCATTCTACTTGCTCTGCTTTGTTAGCTTCTAATTCTCCATAAACAGTTGGGTCAAAGTCAACATAAATATCGCTATTTCTGTAACCCCAATCACTATGTAATTTTCTATTTAAGTTATCTCTAATACCTACTAACAAAGGAATAGCACAACGTACTGTTAATGCTTTCTCTCCTTCTCTTTGGTTGTTGTAAGTCTTGTTATCGGCATCGTTTAATAATTGAGAAGGTACTCCGTAAATATTACAAAGTGCTTTCATATCCCATTTCTCACTCTCAATAATATCTAATTCAACAGGACTTAATCCGATTTGTTTCCAGTCAACTTTGTAACCACTAACCGCAATAGAATTAAAGTTAGCTGATCCACCTTTTTCGCTTACTGCTCTCTTAAGTGCTTGTGCTTGTTGCGTTCCGCTAATTGGGTCAAAGCGTTCATCATTCATAAATAGAACTCCAGCTGGACCACCATTCTGGAAAGATGCAACCGCCGCAGTCTTGGCTTCGTTTGAACGAGTTAAGTTTCTCGCAGCAGCCATCAAAGGAGATTGACCATATAGTTGATTCCCAGTTGTATTCCATTGTAAGTTTATGTATTTATCTTGAAGTACCTCTTTTTTACTAAAGTTCCATAGTGGACCATAATTTAATTGGTAACCGCTAATAGTTGGAGGGAAGTTTTGAATGTCCGCTAACACGTACATATATTGAGAAGGAAGCACGTACAACTCATACGGCTTTCCTGCATTAATAGATTCCCCTTCTATCATCTTTGCATAGATAAATGAATTACCTGTAACTAACTTAAAAGTACACCAAGCCTCTACGAAATCGCCAAATGTATCTTCTTCGTTTGGATATTTTAATAACTCGTTTAATCTTGCATCACCTGTATATAGTTCAAACGCTTTCTTATGTAGCTTCTCAACGTCCTTCCAGTTGTCAATTTTATCTGGTTGGCTCATTAACGCTTTATATTTCTTTGCAGAAGTTTCATCTACCACTCTGTAAACGTGGAATGGAGCAAGTTTTGCTTTGTCCGCAATTAATTTCACAATTGAATAAACTATATCATTTGCTGAATAACCATCATTAACGAAACTAATGTTATCGCCACCCTGCCAAGTGATTATCCCTTGTTGTATCGCAACTTGTCCGTTAAAAGGAATTTGAGGTAGTACAGTAGATAGTTTTTGTCTTTTACCAAAAAAGTCAAGTAATCCCATTATATATGAATTTTAACAAAGTTAGACAATTTATCCTAAAATACCGACACCTCAAATTTTAGCTTGGTTAAGTGTGTAAACACGGCATACCTACAAGCATCCATCAAGTCATCATTTGCCTTTACTGGTTCTTCTATTACATTATCGTTTTTATCCTTTTTCCATTTGTAAGACATAAACTCCCTTCTTAGGTTTTTGCTATTGTAGTGCAAGTTTATAGGATAAGACTTCATCTTTACGATTCCTGCCCATACATCCTTCTGCGCTGGTTTAATGTTAAACCCTTGTCTGTATAATTCCTCAATAGACTTAGGCTCTGCTGCATCCGCATAGATAGTTGCTCTTTCTGGTAGCTTCTCCTTAATCAATCTTGATAGATCACTCAAAGTAAGTCCGCTTTGGTAAACTATTTCCTCAAAGTAGTTCTGTCCTTCGTGATGCGTAACCTTTATAAGTGCAGCAGGGTGAACATAACCAAAGTCCAATCCATAAAACACATCCCCATCAGGCGCTTCATCATATTGTTTCCATTGAGTATAAATGATTTCTTTTGCCGACCCTCGTTCTCCTAAGCCATAAACTTTCCACATAAAGTCATCAGGCAAATCTTTATATTGCTCAATGTTTCTTATTTGGCTATCGCTTAGGTTAGTGATGTTATTTAAGTAGGTTGAATGTATGCGCTTATTTTTTGGGTTATCAGCTACTTCATAAACCCAAGAAATAAAGTCAGCAGGATTCCAATCTAAGAATGATTGTCCTGTTGTTCTTATCAATAGCTGGTCAAATAAAGCCTTACTAATAAGGTTTGCCTCGTTTACGAATAGTATATCCCTTGCTGGTCCTTTTGCTTTGTCTGGGTCTTCTAATCCAAATAACTCAATGTATGATCCGTTCTTAAACGTATAAATAAAATCAGTATATCTAAAATCCTTTTCATCCCATATATTCCATTGCTCAAGTATATTTTTAAAATCCCTGTAAACTCCACGTTTGATATGTGGGAGTGAGTGCGATACCATTGAAATCCTTATGTTGGGTTTACTTATTGCTATGTGTATTAGCAACTGAACAACTGAATAGCTTTTACTTGACCTTGAGCCACCTTCATTGCATATTATAGGATAACCTTCCTCGTATGCCTTTTTGTTGGCATAGAATACAGGTGTAGCCTTAATCTTTAATTGGTTGACAATCTGCATCTGGTTCTATTGTGATTTGCACATTACCCTTTATGTCAGCGGTGATGTCGGTTGTTTGTTTTGGTCTGCCCTCTAATCTATCTAATAGTATTTCGTATGCCTTTAAATCGCCTTTCCTCGCCTTTGCTATGATCTGCATATCTAATTGCTCCGCTATTGTAAACTCCTCATCTTCTCCTGTTACTGGGTTGCGTACCTTAGTAACCAACTCTAATAAACGCAAAAGCCTTGTCTTGCTATTAGGAACGCCTTTAGGTCTGCCGTTTGGGTTTCCGCTTACCCCTTTTTCAAATTGTGTATCTATATTTGGAAATGCCATAAGTTACCTGTTTTTTACCTGTATTACAAAATTACCCCATTCTTCTTGATAACCAATGAAGAGTCAAGTTTTTTCATTCTATCTATAATCACTTGGCAGTATTTTGGGTCAAGTTCTGTTCCGTAACATTTGCGACCTAATTGATGCGCTGCTACCATTGTAGTTCCACTTCCTAAGAATCCATCTGCTATTAAGTCTCCTGTTTTAGAACTATTTGTTATTTGATAAGCGATTAGTTCTACAGGCTTCATTGTAGGATGCTCTGCGTTTCTACTTGGTCTGTTAAATTCTAATATTGTTGTTTGCTTTCTATCTGAATACCAACTATGAGATGCGCCTTTCTTCCATCCGTATAAACAAGGTTCGTGTCTCCATTGGTAGTCTTGTCTACCCATTACCATAGATTGCTTTACCCATATCAAGCATTGCTTTACCATTATGCCAGAATCCGCCATTGCTCTTCTAAAGTTTGCTCCTTCGCTATCTGCGTGCCAAACATACCAAGAACCACCTGCTTTTGTATATGATCCGAGAGCCGTGTAAAAATCATATAAGAATTGATAAAAGTCTCCATCCTTCATACTATCATTTTGAATAGTTAGAGCATCTTTTGTCTTTCCTGTATAAGCCACATTGTATGGGGGATCAGTTACTACCATATCTGCGTACTCAGAGCCGAATATTTTACCCCAATTGTCAGTTTCGGTAGATGAGCCGCATAAAAGTTTATGTTGCCCTATTTCAAAGATATCGCCTAAAACAATATCGGTTTCACTTCCACCTACAGGGACATCAAAGTCATCTTCAGCAGCATCTGCGTTTGTTATTGCAAAGTCAGGTATATCAAGACCCCAATCGGTTAATTGTTCTACATCCCAATTATTTGCTAAGTCATCCCAATCCCATTCTCCGTAACCTACGTTATCCTTTACAATAAATTCTTTCTTTTGTTCTTCGGTTAGGTCTTTAGCTTGTTTTACAGGTACATCTTTAAGTCCAGCTTCAATACAAGCCTTTAGCCTCATATTTCCACCTAAAACGATATTGTTCTCATCAATCACAATAGGTCTAAGTTCAAGCATTTGTGGAAAGTCTTGGATTGACTTAACCAGCTTTTTAAACTTGTCATCCTTAATGATTCTTGGGTTGTTTGGATTAGGTTTGATTTCGTTGATATTCATTATCGGTTTTTTGTTGGAGTTCGTATTGATATTATGCTATCTACTTTTTTCTCTAAATTGTCATATCCCACCCATTTGCCACACTTAGTACATTCAAATTGGGTTTCTTTAATTTTACCGAACCATACATATCCCTCAGTAATTGTACCACATTTACACGTGTAAAGTTTCTTTCCGTATGTATCTTTCATTATCTGCCTTGTTGTTTATAAGGTTTAACTGGCTTATCCTTTGGACCAGATGTCTTTTTATACTTACCTGTTTTTCTTTTACCAAAGGTTACTTTGTTTCCGTTACTAACTTTCGCCATATTTATTTATTAAGTCTGCTAAATAATCAAATGCCTGTTCTTGTGTTTCTCCAAATACATAATGCGTACATCCATCAATAACAAAAGAATAACAAGAATATCCTGCTATTTGTTCCTCTTTGCACGTTGCGAATATGTTACTTGTATCTATCAATTAATTCTATTAATTCAGTTCTTTGCCATTTCTTTACTCTGTTATTAACCGCCTCAAACTCCAACTCTTTCACCGCTTTTTCTCCTATCCTTTCTACAAGTCCTATTCGGTACATTGCTTGGTTTCCGTGTTTAAACATATTGCACCCAGCACATTGTAAATGGATATTCCATTCGTTAAACCTTAAAGCGGAATACCCTTTAACTGTAAAGTAGTGTCCTGCTTGATTACCATTGTAGCTTCCGCAACTAATACAAGGTAACCCTTCATCTCTTTTCCTTATATACGCATTAACTACCTTTTGGGTCTTTTCTAACAACTTGGGTAAAGGTATCAATGGCATTATGCAAAATTAGGGTTACTTTTTCAATCTAACAACACATAATCTTTCATTATGCTTGTATCGTTTCTTGTTGATTGGGTTCATATAAATCATAATCGTTTTATAGTCAGTACCTAAAAACCTTATTGCCTTTGCTATTGATCTAAACCAAATCTCCTCTTTTGTATCTAAATAAATCAATTTTACCTCAATGTTGTTGTCAATTCCTGTCATCTGTTTATTAGTTTGTAGTACAATACTTTTAATAGTTCCCAAATTGCTATGGTTATAATTATTTTAAGCATAGTTTTTTAATTTGAGATATTACTATTAGCGTTAAATAAATACAGCAAGCTAAAGGAACACTAATCAGCGTAAACTTTAGTAGTTCATAAATAAATGTTAATTTTTTCATAGTTGGTTTTGTAAATATAGGTACAAAGAATATCTTTTGCACTCGTTTTTAATTAAAGTTTCATCCATTAATCTTTCTAATTCTTTCTCGGATTTAGCATTAACCTTGTAATAAGCAATAACCTTAGCTTTTATCTTTTCAGCCTTATCCTTAGATAGATTGGTAGTGTTTAAATCTTTTCGCTTCCATAGTATATCAAAAGCCATCGTATTGAGTAGCTTCCAGTCCTTTTTTGCAGACTTCTCCCAATTTTGGTACAATGCCTCAATTACTTCATCATCATTGATTTTTGGTATATCTACTGGCGGCGGCTCTGTATGTGTCTTGTTTCTTACTTGAACTGCTATTGGTTTATAAGCTGCCATCACATCACCAAAGAATTTTGGGTTAAAAGTAATTGCCTTGTCAACTGATAATTTCCCCATTGCGTAAAGTTCAAAAGCTACGCCTAATTCTTTAAGTTTGTAGTTACAATAGTTTTTAATAACAAATTCGCATAAAAAGTGAAACAACTCTATCGTTGGCGTTTGACATCCGCTTAAAGCAATACAGGTCTTTAGGTGTTCTTTTACCTCAATAGGTGAACATCTACCTACACTCATTGTTTCTAAAGCACTATAAACTTTTAATTCATCAGGTTCAAGTCTATTATAAATTTCTAAGTGCAATAGCTTCTCTCTCTGCGTAAGAGAGTTTACTATTGTTGCTAATTCCTGTTGCATTTGGTTTATAGTTTATATGAACAAATTTGCCTTCCTTTAAATCTCTTGCCATCCAATTTTTTGCGGTGGCAATCCAATTTAACTTCTTTTCCCCATTTGAATCTGACCAATTTTTAATTACTTCGTGATAGTATGTAAAATTAGCTTCTTCATACTGACTTCCAATAAAAGCTGCCTTAAATATTTCTATATCTAAAAATTCTGTTTCACTAAATAGCGTTTGCCTACTAACCTTTACTTTACTTTCTTTTACTTTACTTTCCTTTTCTTTCCTTTCCTTTGCATTGCCATCCCCAATGGCATCCCCAATAGCCCCCCCATTTTTCCATCTATTTGCAGCACCTAATTTGCCTTTTTCGCTTAGATTTTGCCTTAAAGCTAAATGATTTTGTAATCTTTCCGAGTAAAATTCTCCAGACTCTATTGTAAATAAATCAAAATTGTGTACTACTCCATTAACCTTTACATCGGTTGTTTGCATCTGCATAGCTAAAACAGGAATCAACTCTAATGGTAATCTACCTCCTGCATTTGCTAATTGTTCAATCATAAACCAATAAATCCCGTACCCCTCCATACCAAGTTGATGCCTTAAAAACAGAATCTTGGTATCATTAGCCGAATTGTAATCGTGGCTAAAATAATAACTGTTACTTTTCATAAATAAAATAGCCCGCAGATTTGCTGGTAGTACGAGTACCAACGCCTCCTTGGGCAAAAAGTTTTAGATTAGAATCTCGTACATTCTATTGCAAATATAATCAATTAACCGAATACTGTGCCACTTGTTTCTTATTTTTTAGCTTAACAATGGTAGTTTTTATATTCATACCATCATTCCTAAGATCAGCTATTCGTGCTGCTAATCTAAAGCATCCGAACTTGTTAAGTGCATCAATAGGGGTTAATTTTTTACCTTTATTTAGGTAGTTTGCAATTTGTGTTGTTTGGCTCATAGTTGTAGGTTTTTAATAGTTTTTCTAATTGTTTAATTTTCATCTCTAACTTAATAATATCATTATGTTTTTGTTTGCATAAAACCCTAAACATAGAATCTTCAATAATATCTTTTAATTCGTTAGGGTCAATTTGTGTAATAGTTACTGCTCTCATATTGGTAGGTTTTAAATTTGCGCTTTACGTTATCGCCCAACGTGGGGGTTAATATCAGAAGGGCAAATCGTCCTCAGATTCTTGTTGGTTTACTGCAAATTCTTTTTTACCTGTTGGCGCATTGTAAGAAACTTGTTTACCTCTGCCACAATAGTTTTTCTTTGCTTTTTCGGCTCTTTCCTCTTGGCTTTGGTTGTTCCATACTGTGTGGGTATTTCCTTTGTCATCTGGTTGTTTAAGAAAGTCGGTAGCTACGTTTGCGTAACTTTTGCCGTTTTTAGCTTCTTTCCAGTTAATTTCCTCTTTGCAAATGTTTAATACAATCATTGTTTTTAGTTTAATGTTTATTTAATTGTTGTTGTTCTAATGCTATTTCATTTTGTCTATCTTGTTCTAATTCTTCCTCGTCTTCTTCTTCTTCTTCCCAATCGCAATGTTCTAAACAATCAGGGCAAATGTCGATTTCAGGCATATTGGTTTCTGCTCCGCAGCAAGTTGAATAAGGCATAATTAATCGTTTAAATAGTTTTCAAATACTTCAAATTTATCAGCTAACATTTGATAAGGAATGTAATTCCTTTTAGGTTGATCTAATAACTCTGGGAAGTGTAATTGTTTATGTAATTTAAGTTTATACTTAGCTGCGTTTAATTGATTAATCATTTCGCTTGCGTTTTGTGGATAGCTTGTATCTACTTTGTAATTCCAAAACTTAACTTCCTCTCTTAAATCCCATAATCTGCTTAATGGTGTCATAAAGATTCTTTTTTCTTGGTAAATAATTTAGTTACATCTTTAGTTGCAAGTTCGCTATTTAGTGCGTAAAGTTGGCTTAATTCAGTAGTATTTATGCACAAATCAATAGCTAATTCCAAGTCCTCTACGCTTTCGTGAGCCTTAATGTAGGTTGGAGTTTCCTCTGTTGATTGAGCCATCTCATCTCCTGTATAAAGACCGCTCAAATCCTGTGGGTAAGCCTTTCTTAAAGCTAATGCCTCTGCAACTTTACTTAACATTGTATGTGGCATCTTTGCCCATAAACCCATTGGTTTGCCATCGTTTGTTCTTTGGCAGTATTCATCCCAGTATGCAACTCCAACGGCTGCCTCATACCTTGTATCGCCATTAAACCTAAATACTGATACCTTACAAGATATTAACTTGCCATCTTGTTCTACAAAGATAGGTTCGCTTTGCCCTCCGTAATTTCCGCTTCTTTCAGCGATTACTCGGAAGCCATCAATACTTGTTTGAATTGTCATTTTCTTACTCCATCCGTTTTGCGTTTTTACGTTCCTGTGGATGCAATAAATTTGTCTTGATAACGCATCAAGTCCTGTCCTTTGGGCTTGATAAAGAAATAGTTTTAGTTCATCAACTGTTGCCTCTGGAGCAATCTGTGATTTTACTAACTCTACTTGATCTTTCGTGTACGAAAGTTGTGGCTTTTTAGCCAGTTGTTGTTCGCTCATATTGGTTTGTTTTAGAGTTTAAAATTAACTAATTTAGTGTTAATAACCTAATTAAAGTAGCACATTTAAGTTGAAAATGTCATTTTTTATGGTATCATCGAACTTATTTGATAGCTGACCCTTAATCTTAGAAATTGAGTGTAATACTGTGGTTCTATCCCTATTGAACAATTTTGCTATTTCCTCGCCATTTAACTCGGTCTTTTCCTTAGTGAAATACATAGTCATTTGTCTTGCTAAAGTAACCTCCTCACCCCTGTATTTAGACATCATTTGTCCGTACTTAATTTGGTAGTAATTGCATATCTTTTCAGCCATTTCAACTGCATACTCCTTTTGTTGTTCTTTGTCCATTCTTATTGTTTTTATGTTTAAATGTTTGTCTAATAAATCCTTTAATTGGTTTATCTCTTGCTTTAGCTTTTTGTTCTTATCTCGCAAAACTTCTATTTCAAGTTCTGCCATATATGTTTTGTGTACTTCTCTCATTAGAAATGTAAAAGGTTTATTGGTAACATAAAGTCCTCAGTTAAGGTATAAAGGTCAAGGATCAAATAATGGTAGCTTTTAAGGATTCTACGCTGGATGTCATTCATCCTTGCTATCTTAATTAGTAAGTCTTCCTCGCTAATCATTGTCCTTGTATCATCAAGTCCTCGTCTCCATTCGGCTAAATCTGCCTCAAATAGATTTTGCCTTCCTTGTGCTTGTTTTAGTAGTTCCAATAGCATTGTTGCTCTTTTGTGCAACTTGAGTTGTTTCTCTTGATAGATTAGTTTGCTCATATTGTTTTAGGATTTTATAAACCAACTTACTTAAAGTGATACCTTTAGTGTCGGCTTCGGTTTGTAAATTAGTCTTGATTTGTTGGCTGACCAACGTTGTAATAAGTGTTTTCATAGATTTCATTAATGCCTTTTGCTAAGTCTAAACAGGCTTGTACTGTTTCTTTTACATAGCCATCATTTGGCATAGTTAATATTTTAGTTTCCAAAGTGTTGATGTAAAGTTGAATTGGTGTCATACTAAATGTTTTGAAGGATTGCGGTAATTAAAAATGCCACGCATACAATAATAAATGCGTAAAGTGGTTTGATGCTTTCTTGAGCGTATCGCTCGTTTGCCTTTTCTTGTTGGGTTTTTAGTCTGTTCATATTGGTTGTTTTGGTTTATGAAATCAAAGATAGGGTAAAACCTTATAACTTTATCAAACAAGCCAATTATTTTAAATAAATGTGATGAACGGCAAATAATAGGGATAAATGGTATATAAGTCAAAAAGTCAAGTAATTGACTTACTTTATTGGGATATGTGTCAAGTTATAGGTTTACTTTGTCCAGTTTATTATATAAAAAACCACCCTAATAAGACTAAAAGGGTGGCTAAACCTAAGTTCTCCAATATGAAATGCAAATATATATAAAAAACCCCACCTTTTTAGGGATGGGGAACTATGAACCAACAACTATTTAGAACCATCTTGCAATGGTGTATCGTTAGAATTATCTACTCTCCTGTAACCTTCTTTCCAGAGAATCTTACATAAAGTTACGCTTTTGTTAATAATCGTTTCTTCATCGTCCAATGGATTTTGAAGGTGCATCAGCTCATGTAGCAATATCTCAAGCAATTTTTTACCCTTTAGCCGTGAGTCAATATAAACTACACCATCACTTTCAGCAATGCCGTGCGCTTGTTCCCTGCCTAATTTCTTATATATGATCTTAATCTTCATCTTTTAATAAAGCTAAATCAGGTCTGTCAATCTCTTTAAATATAAGTTTCTCTCCGCCTCTTATTTTGCCTAAGGTTAATTTAATCTCTTGTTCTAAGTTATGGAGTTCAATTAGTTTAGCAACTAACCATTGCTCCTGTTGTATTGATGTCAATTTTGCAAAGTTTTTAGGGTATCTCATTTTAAAATATTTTATTTTTATAGATTCTTTTGTTTTGAACCGAATAGTAACCTTCAACATCCTTTTCTAATATTGCAAAGCCTTGTGAGTAATTGTCAACGTGCTTACAATATTCTACGTTTGGATGCATAAGATGTCCTGTGGTCCAGCAAGTAAAGACTTCCTCATCAAATTGATTCTTAGTTGTATAAGATTGTACCTGATGAACGTGCGAAGCTATTGCAGACTGCTTAACCCTATCGTAAAGCGTTTTAGCTGGGTTTACACCGCTACCCCTCCTAAATGTAGTATCTCCGTGAATAATAGGTAATTTACCGAACTTAACGTGATCTATATTCTTAATCGGAATAATGTTAAAAGTATTCAACATAAGTATTTCCTCAATGTCAAACTTGCCGTTTAAACCTAATAATTCAGGCGCTTTGGTTCGCATATACCTTTCATACCTAAATTCGTGATTTGCGTCTAAGTTATAATAAATAGGAATCAAAGGAAAAGTTGCTCTTATAAATCCAAGCATCTCAATAATAGCCTCATATTCCTCATCAAACTTTCTTACTCTTGGGTCTTTCTGGAAATCGCTTAATTGATAGAAGTCAACTAAATCTCCATTGATAAATAATGAATCAATCTTTTGGTCAACTAAATATTTAAAGCAAACATCAATAGCTTTAGGGTCGTGAAATGGAACTTGTAAATCACTTATAAAGCCCATCTTCTTAATTCCTATCGGCAAACAATATATTACTTTCTCCTCTACCCAAGTAGGTGGCTGAACAAAGTTTGAAGCAGTACGCTTAAAGTCTTCTATAAATTGTGTATTCTTTCCTCTTGATGCTTTATCATCTCCAACCTTTCCTCTGTAATATCTTATCAAGTAACGTACGTTATCGTGATTATCAAAGTGTGCGCTTTGCTCCTTCATAATCAAAGATGCTAAAGTGTTGGACGGCATCCATTGAGGATATTTGGCTAAATAGTCTAAAACTATTTGACCGCTCATTGTTGTTTTTCCGCCTCCCCTTTTTTTTGTTGTTGTCATTGTTTTGGTTTTATATTGAATTGAGTATCAGGTCTGCTTCTTCTTCTCTCCGTTTGACCAAACCATCCAACCCATTCTCCCATAATCTTTTGCTTCTTTCTATTTGGTCGGCTATGCCCTCGTAGTCTGCTTTAGCCACAAGATCAACAATGGCTCTCATTTCAGTTCTTGTATCTCCGTCTAATTTATTTCCTCTATCGTAAACCATTGAAACCAACGCACCCCTTGTGTCCTCGTTTAAACTATCTATCTCTGGATAAATATCCTTTGTTAATTTATAGTATTTAGGTATTGACTTATTAACGAATACATCGTACGCAAAATTGTATGGAATCCTAACTTGCAATATTTCCCCTCTAAGCATCGTTTTAACCGCCTCTCCTTTTATTCCTACTACTTTCCTTAATGCGTGTAGAAAGTTTAAATTTAAGCCATCCCAATCGCTAAAGAATTGATTATCTCTAACGTCACTTAAATTGTACCCTATTCCGATAACAACTCCGCTTTCCGTTAAAATAGGCTTTTGGTATCTACGTTCGTAAACGGCTCTACCTCCAACCTCGTGTTTAATAATTAGTTCAATAGCTTTTTTGGAGATCATATTAATAGTTTTGGTATGTTGTTTTACCATTAACCCTTACTGCTCTTAATACTTGCTTTCTTTGTTTGCCAGTTGATTCATACGAAACGTGAACCCAGTCAGGATTTTCTTTTGTACCAAACTCCCAGATCATTTGATCCCATACTAAATTGTCTTTAATGTAATCAAATACCATTTTGTTCGTTACACCGCTTGTAGAACTATCCATATCAATATCAATAGCCTCTCCTGTGCAATGCTGACTTGTTAAAGAACCGCCAATGCATTTGTTCAGCTCAATACTTCTGTAACCACTTGATATGTGAATAGGAACTCCAAAATGAACTCTTACAGGCTCAAATACTTTTTCTGCTAATAACTTAAAGTTTTCAATGTGTTGTGGAATAGGCATATTGCTGATTCCGTTTCTCTTTGCTGATTCGCTACGAATAACCTCGCTTAATGATAGGTGTTGTGATAATTTCATACGTTATAAATAAAATAAATTAAAGCTAATACCCATAAGGTAAAGCCTATTAATAATGCTCGTTTCTCGTTATTCGGCATCTTTTTTTGTTGAAAATTTGTCTATTGTACTTGTACCCATTGCTGCTATACATATAGCCATAACTGCATCAACAAGTTTATCACTTGGTGCTACTTCTAAATGACTAAAAGAATTAGCCAATAAAGTAATACATAAAAACAAAGCACTTAATAAAGCTATAACCCTTTTAGTGCTTATTGACCCTCTTTCATCCGATAATAAATTTGCTATCCATTTCATTTTTATTCTGTTTTAATTAGTACTAATGCCATAAATAAAGCTAAAGTCCATATTCTATTTATCCCTTTTTCTTTCTCAAAGGCTTCTTTGAACTCTTTGTCGATTCCTGTGGCTGGTTTAATATTATTGATATGATATCTGTAAAGGTTGATTGTATCTTGCTTTTTACTAATTTGATTAATTGCTGAATCATAATATCTTGTTTTAATTTTTAATGAATCTATTGTTTTGTTATAACCCAAATACAAAGCGTTTATTTCTTTGCCTTGCTCTATGGTCATTATAACAACCGAATCTTGTTTAATTTTCCTTATTTGTGGGTATTGCGAATAGCTTGAAACTGACACCAGTATCATTGCTAACACTATCCAAACTTGCTTTGACTTCACTTAATTCGGTTTTTAATGTTGTTACTTCTGTTTTTAATTCCTTTATTGTTTCTACTGCCTTTTGTACTAACTCAGCTTCTTTTTTACTCGCCTTAGCCTGTACTTGAACTGACAAATCGTTTGTTTGCGATACCTTATTCATTAACTTTTGGAACTCTATGTCCTCTTTTGTTTCCTCGCTTTGGTTTTGAGCCGAAGCAGTACACCCCATTAAAAATATAAATAATAAGTATTTCATTATTTAATAGATTGTATTTTACCTAAACTTTCAAGTGTGCTTAATTTAGCCGTTGCAGATGCCAAAGATGAATCACATCTTCTTAAAGCTACTTGCATAATATCTACCTTCTCATCTAACTTTTCTACCTTAATACCTTGACTTGTGATCTGATCTTTGAACGTGGAACGCACGTCAATATACAATGCTGATATGCCACAAAGAACAATAAATAAAGTAGCAACCACAGGATTTTTTGCGAAGTCTTTAAATGATACAGGTAAAGCCATTTTAGAATAATTTTATATAATAACCCAATGAATAATGATTTGTTGTTGCGTTTATTGTAAATAAGCCGTTTTTAGCCGTTTTATACCCTAAACCAAGTCCCAAGCCTACTTTATTGTCAAATGCCCTTAAATCGCCTAAAACACCCAAATAAACCTCTTTTTTAGGCTTTGGAGTGATAGTCTTAGTAACATAGATAGTTTTTTCGCTTATTTCAGCCTTAAAACCCCTTCCTTGTATCTTGTTATGTGAGATAGTATCTTGTATGTATGCGTATCCTAATGAATCTATGCGCATAGTATCGGAATAGACCTTTACTTGGTTGTAGTCTTTTACGATTGTAATTGTATCGTGAACCTCATCTATTTGATAAATTGTGTCTAAAACAACAAAAGGGATAGATTTCCCTTTGATAAACTTAGTAAAAGTTTTCTGTTGGTAAACTGTGTCAGTATCTACAATGACTGCTGGTTGACCTATGTATTCGGACTTGTCCTTTATGAAAAGAAATACAATAATAACCAATATCGCTATTACTATATTCTTATACATTACTTGAATCTTTTAGTCGCCTTGATATAATATCTTGCTGCTAAAAGACCTGAAACAATAGCAATCAAACTCGCTATAAGTGAAACTATGGGTTGCACGTTTGCAACACTAATAAATGCGGATGTTCCGCTAACAATAGTTAATAAGTCCGATTGATTGCTATTATGTACCATTAGTCTTCTGTTTGTAGTTCTTGTACTTGTGGTGGATTTTGTTCTGCATTTAACTTACCCAAAAATTGCAATAACGGAAGCCCGTAAGCAGTTGGGATAGTGTTGATAAACGCTTCTAATTCCTTGATTTGATCTTGATTAATTGTTATCATAGTTTTTATTTTATATACAAATATAGTTAAATATTCAATTTAATTACGGATTTGTAAAAGGTAACGGCAAAACAACAATCGGCGGGTTAACTTGATTCTCTATTTGAGCATCTAAATTAAGGTCTAAAGCCTCTACATCTAAAGAAGCATCTAACCAGCCACATACGATTTCATAGGTTAAGTCCTCGTAAGGGATAAAGTTATTAACGTCATCCTTTGAGAAGGAAGCAGTACCATAGACATTTTCTTGGTATTCTTTCTCGTTGATTGTTTCTTTTGCAAATCTCGACCAATGTGCTACAACGACAAAGTCTGTTAAATCACCATCTTGAGGAACGCAGTCTAATTGATTAATGTACCAGTATTTCATATTATTTATTTTTATTTTCTAATTGTTTAATTCTTGCTTCTAATTCTTGAATTGCTTTTACTAAGATTGGTACTATTTTAGAGTAGTCCACTTGTTGCATTTGTTCAGCATCCTTTTCTCCTAATACTGCATAAGGAATTACTTCTTTAAGTTCGTGAGCCATAACTCCATACATTCTTGATTTATCTGATTTCCATTCGTAATCATAAGTCTTAATTGCAGAAACTAAGTCTAAACCACTATAATCTTTAAGGTCTTGTTTTAATCTATAATCCGAAGTAGTATTAAATGAAGTAACCAAACCATTATGTGTTATAGAACCAATATTAGTACCAGCACTTGTTTGGAATAATTGAAAAACTCCGTTACCTGATACATCTCTAATTAATATACCACCAGCTGACTTTGTTGCAATTTGAAAAGTATAATTAGCAGAATAAACAGATGATGTATTAATTAATACTTCACCCCCCGATGTGATTCTCATTCTTTCATTATCGCCATTAGTAGCAAACGCTAATGCCATATTACCAATTACTTGTAATTGAGCGTGTGTATTAGCACCCCCGTAGTTAGGGTTAAATAATGTACTTTGACTTGAACGAGTAAAGTAAGATAACCCAACTACTTCTAATGCTCCTTGTGGCGTAGTCGTTCCGATTCCAACATTACCAGCATTTGTAATGGTTAACCTTGCTATTTGATTAGTTCCTAATTGTAAGGCAGTATTACCTACACTTGTAAAAACAGAACCATAAGCTAAACCACCTGTTAAAAGTGAACCCGCAGCAGTTCCTTCAATTCCAAAAATAGTATGTGCAGTATTATTTAATAATTGCATATACACAAACCCTGTTGTTGCACTTAAAGATTCAAAAACTATATTATTATTTCCTACTGAACTTATAAATTTAGTAGCACTCGTTACACTACTTGAGAATGTAGCACTTGTACCTGTTAAAGCATCTGTAAACCTAGCTGTTCCACTAACATCTAATTTATAAGTATTATTAGTATTACCAATAGAGAAGTTACCAGATGTACCATTTAGTAACATCTTATTTGTTGCTCCTGATTGGAATATAATATTTGGTGTAGCTGCACCTGTCGCATCCGCACATAAAATCAAAGGAATATTTGTAACAGAAGATACTAAGAATGAGTTTTGTAAACTTGTAGTTATATAGTTTGAAGGAATCCATAATATTTGACCCTTTCTTGTGCCAGCTAAATCAGACAAACCTAATCCTGTTAATGCTTGTGTTCCTGCATTAGTATTTTTTAATTGAACATTAAACGCAAAGTTATTATCATTAGTTGTAACTAATAAAGGAGAAGTAAATAAACCTCCGCCATTTACAGTTAGAGCTTCACTTGGAGTTGCTCCGTTAATACCTACAAGTCCTGTGGTAGCTATAAATATACTTGGATTATTATTAGAAGTTAATAAAATTGAACCAGTTGAATTTACAAAAGTAGTTCCACTTGTAACTATGCTTAAATTTCCGCTTGGAGCTTGAATATATGTAGGTTGACTAGCATCCGTTGCGTTCAAATATAAAACACCATTAACATTTATAGAATTGTCAAACCTTGCATAACCAGCAACTTCAAGTTTAGTTGTAGTTTGAGTAGGACCAGCTTTGTTTATTAATGTTTTTCTTGATGTTGTATCATTTAATATTAACTCATCTCCTTGAATAATAAATCTTTTAAATGTATCATCAGAAGACTTTCTTGGTCTTAAATATCCCGTATCTGAAACTAATATACCTCCTGATGCACTTGTAATAAAAGCCTCAAGATTTGTACCACTAGAAGGTAAAGCCCAAGATGAATCTACGTTTTGAGCAATGCTTAAATATCTATTTACCTCTGCATAATTATTTACAGTTAATCTTGAGTTCATAGTTACTTGACCAGTAGGACTTCCTGTATAAGTTCCCGTATCAGATATTGAACTATTTTCAAGTGAAGTACCAGCTAAATTAAATCTTGAAACTATATATGATGCACCAGTTATTGTTGGAATTTGAGAAGTCAAAGCTAATTGACCAGCAGCACTTGGTAATGTATAACTAAAAGTTCCGTTAGATAAATTACCAAATACAGTTAATACACCACTTACGTTTAAATTAGCAGCAGTTGTAGTTCCACCAAATGATTTATTCCCTCCAAATGATTGTGTTCCTGTTGTTACTAAACCTCTATTTGAAGCATCTGCGCTTGGTATATTAAAAGTATGTGTATCGCTACTTGAAACAATATTAAAATCACTTCCGCTTGTTCCAACCGCAAAGTATTGTACTTGTTTAGTTAAGTTATTTAAGGTAGTTAATCCCTTAGAAAAGGTTGTAACTATTTGACATAAATGACTATTCTCCGTATGTAAAGTAACTGTTCTACCATCTACATCAGCAAAAATTCTAATTGCTATTCTATCAGTAGCAGTTAAAGCAGCCGTAGCCACAGGTATTGCAAAATAATAAGGGCTTATAGTTGTACCATTATTCAAATATTCAGGCACAGATACGCTACTTCCTAATAAAGTAAATGTAGAACCGTTAACCTTATAAAGTTCTGCATAAACAAAAGGATTATGTGAATTTGAGTTTACACTAAAAAAAAACTCACAATTAAAGTTACCACCCGGCACTTCTAATAAAGCTGGGTCATTAGCATCAGTAATAAATGCAGCCAATAAACCATTAGTAGAAATTGTGAAGTCTGTACCTGCTCCTATTACAGGAGTCTTGCTCATTTGATAATAAAGTGTACCGCCAATATTTCCTTGATTAACACTTCCGTTTAAATAATAAGAAACCGAACTACCACCACCTGTTGATGTTGGAAAGTCAGCTAAAGTACCATCCCCACGAACATATTGAGAAGCAGCACCATCTAAAGCGGTTACTACACCACTATTAGCCACTACTGGACCTTGTATATCCCTTATTTTTGCTTCTCCCGTTACTTGTAATTGACTCATTTATCTAAATTTATAAATATCTTAAACTTGTTTTATTTTCCCTATGACCATTTAGCCAATTTGACAAACTTGGTTTTTTATAACCTAATTCTAAAGCAGCCTCATTTGTAGAATTATAAATCTTACCATTTGATAAATCTATTACCTTCTTTCTTTTTGCATCATTTGAAGCCTTTCTTGCTATATGAATTGTATTTCTACCATTTTGTCTATGCTTTTCACTTGTCTTACTTAATCCATTATCCCAAGCGTGTTGCATATTTTCTTGATGCGTACACCATTCAAGATTACATAATAAATTATTTGTCTTTACTCCGTCTATATGATTAACAAATCTTTTATCTTCATTTTTTGGTAAATATGTTTTTGCAACAAGCCTGTGAATAGAATAAAATTTTCCACCCAATTCATTATAAATGCAAACCGCATTATATCCATTGGTACGCATTAATGGTTTTAAGTATTTCATTTTTTTAATATTAAATACTTTACCATCAAGACTGACGTAGTAATTTGGATAATTTGTTATTTGCTTCATATAGTTTTTTTTATAATATCTATTGAAAAAGACCGCGTATATATTCCCCTGCTGCTAATGCTCTACCAAATGTAAGAACCCCTGTCGCACTTACAAACTTAACATCATCGCCAGTTGGAGTTCCTGTTGTTAAAATGTTTTGCGCATCCACACCACCTCTTGAAACGTAAAGACAAGCATAACCGATTGTGTCCGCAAATGTAATTGAAGTTTCGCCACCACTTGCCGTGTAACCTTTTGTCTTAACAATATTAGCACCTACTATAATCACACCGCCCGGGTCTACCTCTGTTCCTGTTGTATTGTATGCTCCGCTTCCTTGTAAAGTAATGTTGTAAGTAGCCACATCCTTTTGAGGTGCGTTTATTGATAAACTTGTTATATTACACATTCCTTGAATAATTGTCAATCCATCTTCTCCATTATCTACCACGAACTTAATCTCTATTGGCTCTCTTGTCAATTGCTTATCTAACATAAACAAATAAGAAAAACCACTCAAAGTAATCAACCCATCACAGGTTACACTCCAAGTAGCTATATCGTTCTTATATTCTCTAAACCAAGCACTTGATTGACTTGTTACTTCTTTTTGCTCTACGTTTACATTAAAAGTACAATTTGTACTACAAGCAAACGGCACATCTACCTCTGGGTCTACATCGGTTCTATGCCAATAAAGCATTACGTTATTTCCAATTACTGCTGCCATATTACAAATTTAACCATTAATTATAATTAATTCCATTTACTGTGTAAATAGTTGTAATAGTACTTTCTATTGCCACATTAGATATATCTAAAACTGTTGATTGTATTTCCCCTTTAACTATGTCAATAGTCATATTTCCAGTCATATAGAATTTTTCAGATACGTTTATTTGAGCAGGGTCAGTATCATCAAACTTAATTATTGACCCACCTGAAAATGTACCTTCCTCGTTTTCCACACCAAACATATTAGAATCAATATTTACCAAGTTTCTCCTATAAGCGTTTATATACTCTTTCATTATTAATTGAGATAAACCTTGAAATGTACCAGAACGATTAAATTTATACCAACCTGAAGAAGCCACATACATAGTATTGTATAATACCAAAATATTGCCTAATGCTAAATTAAAAGGGTATCTATCTACTCCATCACCTGTATATACAGGATAGCCAAAAGGTAAATCTAATTCTAAAGTATATTGGTTATCGGCAGTCAATATAGATGTAGTTCTAATATCTGATATTGGAGAATTAAAAGTTAAATTAAAATCTGCAACTGTTACAGTAGTACAACAATTTGGAGCATCAAACAATTCCAAAGCGTACGTTAATGTTCCACTAATAGGTAAAGCATTAGTAGTAAGAGTAAAGTTGTTTATATTATTTTCAGCAGCTTCATCAACTAAATAATAATTATCAAATGGATTAACTGTTGCATCTTGCCATACCTTGTCTTTATTAAGATAATAACTTGGTGCGCCAACTCCTGATGCAGTTATTTGCAGTTTTAATCTACCTCTTTTTTTACCTAATTCTTGATTAAAATATGTAATTGAAATATCAACTGTATCATTTTTTATCCCAGCCATACTTGCAGCAGATACATAAGTAAAACCTGATACACCTCCACCTGATGAACCTGTAATCAATTGGAATTGATTGCTTGATTCGTTTGTTCTTGTTATTAGCGTTACACTTCCACCTGTTCCATTTGTAAATCTATCCCACTGTAAAGGGAATCCTGCAAATAGAGTTTTTAAATTACCATTAACTACATAATTAGGAGAGTATTGTAACTGATAATTTTGTACAAAATTGTTATATCCTTTTTTAAATATCTTAATTTGTGAGTTATCTACAAAATATAAACCACTTGTGTTTCCTGTAAATGCTTCAACTGTTGAAACTATTGAAGCTGACCCAGCACTTGAATATGTACCATTTGCTAAATACTCTGTATAAAAATAACTATTTGAAGCCATCTCATTAATAGCAACAATATTCCATTTGTTATTTGCTTGATATATTCTACATCCAAAAGACTTTGCTATTTTAGTTAATACCTCTAAAGATGTTTGATAAGTTCCATCATTATTTAAGAAATAATTAGGTCTTAAGAAACCTTGATTAAATGGCTCATTACCTATTCCTGAATTTCTATTACTCATATATTGAGAATAGTAAGAGCAAACTGTATATATATTTAAACCACTATCAAATCCTATTTGACTTAAACAAGTAACAATAAAATCTAATATTTTAACAGGAGAAATACTTGTAACAATAGCAGTATCAACAAAAGGATAAGGGAAATAATCTAATAACCCCAATCCATCAATAGCATCAAAAGATAATTCCTTTCTTCCTGTTGTAAATGAGTATTGAACATTATCACTCAATGCCCATCCTGTCCACTTTACTACTCCGTCAATCTTTAATTTTACTAAATACTTTCTATCATTTAGACTTACAAAGTTTGGTAAATTATTTGGGTTATCCGTTACATCCATAACAACAGATAATTGACTCGCATAAATTGGCTCGTAAATATCATCTGATCTTGGAATATATTGTAACTGAACACTTACTCCATCATAATCTATTACACTTGCAACCGCTTCATCAATATACATTTCAACTACTGAAATGGTATCACTTTGAGTTGCACTTGTTACTCTGTATTTTAAATTATATGCCATAATTATATACCTCTCCTTAGATTTAAAGCCGAATTTGAACGCTGCATTGCTAATACTAAATCTTGTCCACGCAATACAAATTGACCATTTTGACCTACACTTGTGCTATTCATTGAACCAGCATTAAATGAAGATTGCATTATATTTCCAAGTTTGCTTAATGGCAA